CGTGCTGCCGTTACACCACAGGACATTATACGGAGCGGGTAGTCAGAATCGAACTGACATATCCTGGTTGGAAGCCAGGCATAATAACCGTTATACTATACTCGCTTGGAGTGGTCTTCCCATAACAAAGACTCAATAAAGAGTTTTGGAGTTAAGGGTTGACCACATTTTGGTGGGCCATATAGGATTCGAACCTATCACCTTCTCGTTATGAGCGAGCTGCTCTAACCTAATGAGCTAAAGGCCCAAAATTTATTTTAATGTTAATTTATCTTCATCCAATTTAAATTCAATTATTGTGGAATAATATCCTTCATCGTTATATATTTTTATATTGTCCTTTTCAAGATTATATGAACATGTATCACAATCCCACAATGTTTGGATTAATCCTTTTTTGAATTCATCCATATCCTGAATGTTTAATGTTCCTACATAACAAACAAGTGGATTTGGAAGATATTTTTTTTCCAACATCTTATTATGTTGGTAATATAAATTCCATTTTTCTTTATCACCATTTTCCGACCCCTTGTTGTTTTCACCATAACGAGTTGTTGAAAACCAATCTTTATCCAACCTTTTATTTTCTGTAACATCTTCCTCAGAAACTTGTATAACATTTCTGGTTCGGATACCATCAGTTGAAAGAGTTGGTAGATGACGATTCACAATATGTTCACCGACATATAAACCAAGTTGAAATTCTGATGTTAATGACTTAACATAACTAATTCTTTCTTGTTTTATCTTTTCCATTTCTTCTGGTGTTAATCTTTTAAAGATATCATCAAATACTTTACTTCTTGTCATAACTTTTTATTTTGGTGGGAGCGGAAGGACTCGAACCTTCGAACTCAAAAGAGGAGGGATTTACAGTCCCTTGCAATTGCCACTATGCGACGCTCCCAAATTGTACCCTCGGTGGGATTCGAACCCACAAAATCTGCATCCTAAGTGCAGTGGATATACCAGTTCTCCTACGAAGGCAAACTACAGGACATCGTTTAACCTGTGGTGATGATATCATTACTCACCTTCAACATTTCTGTTACGATTTTTTTGCTCCCCGGCCAAGATTTGAACTTGGGGCCATTCGATTAACAGTCGAAAGCTCTACCGCTGAGCTACCGAGGAATTTATGTCGGGATGGCAGGATTCGAACCTGCAAATCTCCTGCTCCCAAAGCAGGCGCGATAACCTGATTACGCTACATCCCGAAAAAAAAGATAATGATGGAATACCCGTAATACTATGAATCGAACCAAAAGTCATTTTTTTTTGTATGGTTAATAGGGTTCGAACCTATACGAAAACTTTAGAAGAGTTTTATGCTATCCAGTTACATCATAACCACAAATAGTACTCGGGGCGGGAATCGAACCCGCATGGACAAGTCCACAGAATTTTAAGTCCTGCGTGGCTACCAGTTACACCACCCGAGCATTTACCCAATTCCAATATGTCAAAGACCGTTACAAAGATAAGGAACAAACTCGATAAAAACAAAAAACCCGAACTTTATTAGAGTCCGGGTTTAAAGTGTTTCATAAGTCTAGTTTCTTATAATCTGTTTAACTCCGAACTTGGGACACATAAATATATACCTCTCCCATTACCACTAAGTGGATTATTTGAGGGTTGTATGTATACCAAGTTATTCATCGTTATTCTGATAAGTATTACAAAGATACGAAAAGTTTTCTAATTTCCAAATCTTTTTTAGAATTTTTTTATTTATTTTTTGTTTTTAGTAGGTAATACACATGTATTATGATTATTAAAACATTTGTACTGATAATTGGATAATCATTTTTTAAACATCCATAAACAATCCAAAACACACATGATGTTGAACTAACAATTCTTAATCTTGTAATATTTTTAAAAGAAAAAGAAAGTAGAGTTAAGAATGTTGCGAAGTAACCTAAATAATTAATCATAATTAAAATAAGTCTTCACACCATATTGGTGTCTTCTCCCCAACGTATGAACCTGATACGTTATATTCAAAGTATTCTATAGCATCTTCCTCATTCATATCTCTGCATAGTATCTCTATACACTTTGATACCGAATAAATTAATCTCATTGATTTTGTATCAATTCCGATTACGGCTTCATCGAATCCGTCTGCAATCAAGATTTCCTCGTCTTGATATCGTTCAATTATTATATCTAACATATTGGTTTTTTTAAATTTCTCGCTAATTCCCATTTGGGGTACAAATATAATTTATTTTTGTCAATTTTTTTATTTTACTATTTTTATTGTTACCAATACCCGAACATACTCTCGAGCAATATTTGTTCTTCTCCATACAAGGTTTCTCACAAACTGCACAATTATTTTTTAATTCTTTATATGGGTTTCCTTCATATAATTTTATAAAATCTTTACCATATTTATTTTCAACATAATCAAATTCAACATTTAAGTCTTCTCTAAATAATATTTTAAGATTTGAAACTGAATCTAATTTTACTTGTGTGAGACCATCAACAAATCCTTTTATTTCTATTAGTTGATTGTTTTTTACAAAATCAGGGATATAATTTCTTTTTTTATCTTTCCAAACATACCCATACATTTCTTTATTTCTAATAAAAGAATGTCCGTGGTCGATGTTATATATAACCCAAGCAAGTTCATAACTACTATCACACCAATATCCTTTATACCAACCACTTTTACCAATACCTGAACCTTTACGATACCCACCCGCCGATTTTAACCAGCATTCTGAATGATATTTTTTAGGTTTAGATAATAAATGATTTATCTCTTCACCACAACATAAACAAATAGATTTAACCCATTTTAATTTTTCACCTTTATTCCATGGAATTTGATTTAAATTTGAATTTCTTTTTTTTTGTTTAGTTTTTTCGGTAAAAACTCTACTATTTCTACACCCCAAAGAACAATAATTAATTAATCCTTTACTTGGTGTAAATTCAATTCCACATTTTTTACAATAAGACATTTATTCTTTTTATTATAAATATCTTGTCGAACCTGAAAAGTCATCGTGATTAAAAAAAGTATTGCTATGGGGAATCGAACCCCAGACTGGTCTTAGAAAGAGACCTGTGATAACCGCTTCACTATAGCAACATTTAACAATTATTGTTCTCCAACTTTAGTTATGTCTTAGGAGTTTAAAACTTCCTTTTGACCATTTTTTATTTTGTTTTCCAATTTATCTAATCGAGAATCTAATTGGGAAAAGACTTCTCTTTCTGTGTTATCAATCCTTCGATTTACATCATCATGATTATGATTAATTAAATCGTAGATTTCTTTTTTTATGTTATCCAATTCATTGGATATATTATTTTGAAAAGATTCCAAGTTCTTTTCCACTTTTCCTACCTTGACGTATCCAACCACAGCAAGTATTGAAATTACAATACCAACCACAGAAGACACCCCTAAAATAAATGATAATGTTTCCATAATTTTAAAGTTGTTTTTAAATTTGTCAAAGAACAATAATTGTTGGAGGAGGGAGTGGGGTTCGAACCCACGGAACTTTTACATCCTCCGGTTTTCAAGACCGGTGCACTAAGCCAACTATGCGACCCCTCCAATTTTCCCTACCCTGAGATTACAGATAAGTAGATTTTAACGGTTTAGTTTTATTAAAAACAAACACATTAGTGTCTTACCACATGAAACCATAAATCAAACATACTCGGTGGTTTTGTTACGACCATACTCCGACGACCCCCTCTTTAAAGTTGTGGAAAGCAACAACTATACCTTTGTTAAGAAACGGTACCAAATCTATTGAGTATCTCTTACTCATTGCGGTCCCACCGGGAATCGAACCCGGCACTTTGCCGTGACAGGGCAATATTATAGCCGATTAACTATGAGACCAATTGAGCCTCCTGACGGATTCGAACCGCCGACCCACGCATTACAAGTGCGTTGCTCTGGCCAACTGAGCTAAGGAGGCATTAATTCAAAGAACATTACAAATATACATAAGAAATTTTATATTTCAAAATGTTTTTTAAAAGTTGCGGGGGTGGGAGTCGAACCCACGACCTACGGGTTATGAGCCCGTTGAGCTACCACTGCTCTACCCCGCAATATTTGGTTGGAATAGATGGACTCGAACCATCGACCTTCTCGGTATCAGCGAGATGCTCTAACCAACTGAGCTACATTCCAATTTGGGGTGACAGAGGGGAATCGAACCCCCGACCTTCTGAACCACAATCAGATGCTCTAACCAACTGAGCTACCGTCACAGAGGTCAATGTTGGAATCGAACCAACTCCGTTAGTTTTGCAGACTAACCGGCCTCCACGACCAAACTGACCTTATTTGTGGTTACTAAAGGATTCGAACCCTTACTTTAACGTCCGTAGCGTTACGTGCTCTCCGTTACACAAAGAAACCATTAGCACGGGTGGAAGGAATCGAACCCTCTAGACCTAAGTCACGGTTTTGGAGACCGTTGTCCCACCATAGGACTTCACCCGTGTATTTTAGTAGTTTCTGTAGGACTCGAACCTACGACCCTCTGGATGTAAACCAGATGCTCTAACCAACTGAGCTACCGCACCATGTTAAACCAATATGTCAAAGAACACTTTGTGGACCGACCGAGCCTCGAACTCGGGACTTGACATTGCAAATGTCATGTGTTAGCCATCTATACCATCAGCCCATAAACAAAAAAACCCCGAGATACAATCCCGAGGTTTTTTATATGTTGATTAAAGAATACAACTTATACTACACCTCGGTACATGCAAAAATCAGCCACCTCTGCCCATTTCGAACAGATTGTAATTGACATTGTATGTGAAGTGCGTTTCATTGAATTCCTTAATATTTTAACAAAGATACATATAAGTATTTAAAAAAACAATAAAGTTTGAAAAAAACTTAAAAATTTTTTTTATTACTTTTTTTTTGGTGAAAAGTTGCCGGATAAAAAAACCAACATATTTATTAATAACCAAACATAAACTAAACACAAACCACACACAAACTACAAAATTATGAATTTTAAAACTTGGATTGTTGACCTATTTAAAGACGAAAGAGGGTCAACATCAATTAAACCTGTAATTGCTTTCTTAGGAGCATTATTTCTATGTTCAACCATGATGATTAACTCATTTACACATGGTGACATCAAACCTTCACCTGACTTGGTAAATGCTGTGATGATTATTACAGCTATTGGTATGGGTGCGGATACTTTGGATAAGTTCTCACATAAAAAGAAAGAAGATTCTGTAGAAGGATAATCAATCCCCCCCTTTTATAATCATACCATGAAAAAATTCAAAGGTCTATTACTCTTTGCACTATTTTTTATAGCTTGTGTTAATTCGAATGCACAGACTAATCCAAAAATCTATGTGGATACTGTTATTAACAATATCCAAATGGGTTCTTTATCTGGAAATAAAAATATTGCTTTCGGCGTAAAAAATATGGTTCAAGAAATCATTAACGAACAAGATAGTTTTATTCTAGTTGGTTCGAAAGATATGTCGGACTATTCAATTAGAATAGAATTAATATTTTTTGATATCGTTAACACCAATTCTGGATTTAGTATTTTTCATGAAGATAAGAGTACAACTGTTATTAGAATGAAAGGTATCCTATATAAAGGAAATAAAAAAATAAAACAGGAATTTTCTGAAGGTAAATCAACTGAAATCTCAACATCAACTATTATTATTGATGAAGGTGGTAAATTTAATCAAGAATCAGCAAGTTCCGCAATAAAAAAAACAATAATAACCCTAATCAATAATTTACTATGAAAAAAATCCTAATTTTAATCGCATCTGCATTTATGTCCGCAGGTGTTTTCGCTCAGGAAATCGGACACTTCCAACAAATGAAAACCGTAAGGAGAGGTGATACACTAGATGTCGCTTACTACTATAAACCGGACACAACTAAAGATATTAGAACATTTCAAATTGATTTTCAATTTAAGAAACAACTGTTCACTTATTTGTCTACAACCGTGGATGGTGGTATTAGCACAATGACACCGGCGGTTTCTTTTAAGAAATTTGATGACTACAAATACAGTTCGTATAATTCATCAACCGGAATTTATAGTTACACTTCAGATACTAACTGGACTGTAGGTAGAAATTATCTAGTTCTTTCGAGTGGTTCTAAAATTACAAGTAATGGATATATTGTCCACAATAAATTTATCATTAACAATGTTGTACCAAATTTTGCGGCAGACAGTATCACAGTAAACTGGGCTAGAATGTTTAAGCTTGATGGTACAACAATCGGTGATAATGTGGCAACATTAGATTACCAAAAGATGCACATCGAATTAATGGGTAACTTAGTAATATCAGGTAAAGTTTGGTTAGGTCCTTCGATGACCATATTACCAAAAGTTATTTGTACTAAAGCGTCAACCGGAGCATTCATTTCGGAAGCCCAATGTGACTCTACGGGTAACTATACATTAATTAATGTTGATAAGAATACAAAATATAAACTTGAACTTAGATTCCCAACAGATAGTTTGGCTCAAATTAGAGATTATGCCGTTACTATATCAGATGCGGTTAAAACTTATGATGAGTACACTCAAACAGATGTAAACCAATCATTCGGTCATTTATATTTAAAATATGGTTTATCTTATTTGATTGCTGATATTAATAAAAATGGAAAACTTGACGGTGGTGACCCTTATTCAATATATGCATCAATTTCAGGTTTGAAAAAAATTGATACATCTTATGTAATTAACGCGATGAGTAAATCTGATTATGATTCACTTATTTTAAGTACAAATCAATGGTCATTATGGGCAAACCATGTAAATGGAAATAATTACATTTATGATAGTGTTGGTACTTCAAATATTAATGTAGATATCAAATACTATATATTAGGTGATGTTGATAGAACATATTCATCTCCAGTTTTAGATGCTACGGGTAATCCAATTGTAAGAGCAATCTATAAAGGTAAATTTGATGTTACAATTCCTAATCTAAGTGCACCAACAGGTCAACCTCTTTATGTTCCATTTAATGTAAATACAAATGGTGACATGGCTTATGGGTTACAGTTCGAAATGAAATACGACAATACAAAAGTTAAATTTGAAGAAATCGTATCTAATTTTGGGGAGACTCCATGGTTACAATATGTAACTCATGATGAATCAAATGGTACTGTTAGATTTGGTGGTATGAATAACCAAACTAGTGGAGCACTTATTGGTTCTGCAACACCATTCAAACTTAAATTCTCACCTATCGGTACTAACGATGTTTTAACTAACATATATGTAAGAAAATTAATGGACGCATCGGATAATAATGGTGACCATTATAATATTGCTTTAACAAGTCAAGTTACAACATTAATGTTTAAAATGTCACCAAATTCTGGTTTAGATATTACAGAAATTACCGCTTCAATTAGACCAAACCCAACAACTGGATGGTTTGAAGTTGAGGTTAAGTTCCCGGATGTGAATATGTCCGTATTAGCAAGTATTTATGATACACAAGGAAGATTAATTAAAACTGTTGGTGAAATATCAGGTGATGGTATGACAAATGTTACATACAAACAAATTGATATGACAGCTTCAGATAATGGTAACTATTTCTTGATATTAAACAATAAACAAAAACAAATAACAAAACAATTCGTAAAAGTTTAAAACTATGAGTGAAGAAACAAACGCACCTGAGACCAATGACGGAACTTGGTCAGGATTAAAGAAAACATTAATTGGAACATTATCAACAGCAATTTTAGCTGGTGGTGGTTGGTTAACTACTACCTTTTTTAACGGTGGTGAAGATGAAAAAGAAAGTGCTCCGACACAACAAGTAGCACCTGTTATTAATATTACTAACAGTAATTCTAGTCAACAATCAAACGGTGGTGGTACAAATACAGTAATTAAAGAAAGAGTTATTGAAAAAGAAGTACCAGCAAAAAGTGAGACACCAAAACCTAAGAAAAAAGAAGGTGATGAGTTTAAAGAAGAAGCACCTAAATGGTAATAAACTAAGAAAATAAAATAAAAAAGATGAGTAGTCAAACAACACCAACAGGGTTTAAAGAATTATTAAATGCAATGATGAAAAGAAGATGGTATATAACTGCCATGGTTCTTGGAGGTTTTATGTTTATAATTGGAGGTATGTTCTTCGCGATTTTAAATAAAAACGGAATAGAAGGAGAATGGAAAGAATTACTACTTCTTTTATTGGGTGCATTTATTGGTTCATATGGTAAAATTATTGATTATTGGTTTAGTGATACCGATAAAGATAAAATGTTAGTACAAAAAATGGATGAGGAAGATGGTACATCACTATCTAATACTGGTGATATTCCTCCTAGCGTACCACCAAGTTCACCAGAATCAGTTACACCATTGGATTTCACAAATAATGAAACAAAAGGTGAAATTTCACCAATAGTGAAACAAAAAGTTGAAATCGATGAGGATGGTGATGGAACAATGGATGGTTACGATACGGATGGTGATGGTATAATTGATGAATATTTTGAACATAGACAATGTGAACATGTTTGGGGTGACCAAGATAATGACGGTGAATTGGAATGTTTAAAATGTGGTAAAATTAAAGATAATGAATAATACATTTAAATCTAAGATAAAAGAACACACAATAACTATTGGTGCAATCATACTATGGTTTACATTTATGATTTTACTATCAGTATCGGCAAACGCTCAGACCGTTGGTAAAACACAAACGGAACAATATAAAGCCTCTTTTGAGACTGGAGTTAATATCGATTCATTAATGAATTACGATGGTAAACAAATACCAATACAGATTTTAAAGATTGGTATTAATGATGAAGTATATGAACAATATCCGGAATTAAAAGAAAAAAAGGTTGGATTAGGTGTTGCTAACATTGTGTTAGAATACTTAGAAAACCTAAATAGATTCACATTTACTGAAGATAAAACAGAGATTAAAAACAGAATGGTTAAACAATTTCAAGCATCTCAATCTGGAATATCGGCAGATACTTTAGATGGTAGAGGAAAGATTAGATTAGCACATTATTTTGTTACCATTGAAGTTTATGATTTTTCGGTAAGTGAGGATGAAACTGTTAATATGACTAACGGTGTTAAAAATACCGTGGTTACTAGACTTGGTCTTCAAATAAGATTTACAGATGCGGAGACAGGTCAAATCATAGCGGCTAGTGGATTAGGGGAAGCTAAGACCGTAAGAGAACTAAGTTTAATAAATGACGATAATTTAAGTGAGGTTAAATTTAACCAATCAACTATCGGAATTAGTACTAAAAAGGCATTAGATATTGCATGTAGTCGAATATTACTTAGAATGATTAAAAAGGGAGTTTTTCCCAAGTAAATAAAATTTTTATTAAAATAAAAGGGGGGTTAAAACCCCCTTTTTAATATTTATTGTTGATATGTTTTTAAAGTCAATTAGAATTATTTTTTTTGTTTTATGTTTCGTGTCATTCGGACAAAACGCTAACGCTCAAATAATTACTTATACTTTTATTGACCCATGTACTAAAGAGGTATCACTATTTAGTATACCAGTACAATCGGGAAAAACAACAATTATTTTTTATGGTAAAATAGGAAATTTTGATGCAAATGATGTTTCAAATGGTACATTTGCTAATTGGATAAACCAATCATATTCTGATTACAGAAAAATATCTCCATGTTCACAACAACAAGGACAAGTAACTCAAAATCAAATTACAACTCAAATTATTAGTAGTACTGTACAATCTATTGTTGGTAGTATTATGTCTTCAGCACAATCTCAATCTGTAAATGTAGAAACAGGTGGTGGTAATGATGCTGGTGGTAAGGGTAATAACGATAATTCAAATAAGAAAAAAAATGATGGTTCAAACAAAACTAATGGGACTTCGACAGGTTCTTCTTCAAATCAAACTGGAGGAAAATCCCAATCGGGTTCAGGAACTAATAGTTCAGATGGAGGAACAAATAACTCACAAGGAGGAGGAACTACAACGAATGGTGGAGGGTCTACAAATTCAGGTAACTCAACTCAAGGGGGAGGTTCAACGGCTCAGCCACCTGTAGGTGGTGGTTCATCTGGCGGTTCAAGTAGTGGGTCGTCAACTAATGGTGGTAGTTCTACAGGAGGAACTAGTGGTTCAGGTTCTACAGGAGGAACTAGCGGTTCGGGAAGTAGCACATCCGGCAGTTCCGGCAATAATGGAGGAACTAGTGGTTCAGGTTCTACAGGAGGAACTAGCGGTTCGGGAAGTGGAAGTAGCACATCCGGCAGTTCCGGCAATAATGGAGGAACTAGTGGTTCAGGTTCTACAGGAGGTTCGGGAAGTGGAAGTAGTACATCCGGCAATAATGGAGGTTCGGGAACAACATCAGGAACTGATACTAAAACACAAAAAGGTGATGAGGTTGGAACCACCACAACTATGAATAATGATGCACATAATGATAATGGTTCCGGTGGAACATCAAGTGGTGGAGGTAGTAAAGGTGGTAAATCGGGAGGTAACGCAAGAAGTAATCCAATTATTGTATCATCAGATATAACATCCGCTCAAAATTTAAATAAATCATATACTCCAATTATTAATATTGGGACTGGTAAGTCATCTATGACAGGTTTATCAAGTTACGGTGTTACCGCCATGGTGTGGTTAAATTTTGAACAATTTGCATTATCTACAAGATACACTAAGATACACTTCAATAAAAGTAAAAAATTAAAATTTGTACATAATGTTAATTTAACAGGTGTTTATACATACGGTAATTTTTTAGGTTTTGTTGGTTATAGTGGAATTTTAAACGGAGGAAAATACGGTATAACTGGATTCAATATAAGTGGTGCTGCAACAATAATCGCAACTGATAAAAGTGGTTATTATTCCCCATCAATAACAGCGTTCTATACGAGACCAATAAAAGTAAATAAAAAGTTAATAGTATCTCCTGAAATTTATTTGATATCAACTCCATTAGTTTACTCAACAAAAGAAAATGTTACAATTTCAGATAGATTTTTTAGTGGATTTATTGGTAGTGGTTTTGATTATCAAATATCAAAAAGATTTAAAGTAAATGTAAACTATAAAGCGAATTTGAGTACGAATCCCCAAGTTCCTATTTTATCATTCTTTTTAATTGGTAGTAAAATAAATCTATGAGGAAACTACTATACATATTATTTTTATTATTATCACCTGTCTTAGGTTTTTCACAGGCGACATCTGTTAGTCTTGGGACATCAAGTACAGGTACACTTTCATCGACCTATAATGTGTGGACTAAAGTTGACCCAAATCTAACTTTAACCGCAAATGGAACAATTACAGGTTTTAGAGTTCAAATATCACAAACATATACGAGTGGTGACCAATTAAGGTCAACGGCAACACTCCCATCGGGAGTTTCTTCATCGTTTAACACCACAACGGGTGTTTTAATTTTTAGTGGTTCAGCAACCGCAACAAATTGGGAAACAGTATTAAGAGGTGTTGAATTTAAATCAACTACCACCACATGTTACGCTCTTCAAAGAAGAGTAACTTTTGTTGCTGGTACTGTTTTTTATAACCCATTAACCGAACACTTTTATGAATATGTGTCAGGTACCACAAGTTGGACAAACTCATATACTAACGCGAGTAATAAATCATACTTCGGAAGGGTTGGTTATTTGGCGACAGTTTTATCTGAGGCGGAAAATAACTTTATTTGGAAATTAATGGCAAACGATGCTTGGTTTGGAGCATCCGATGATTACAACTATATTAATACAGCAAAAGGTACAACATTCTTTGCTAGTCAATCCGCAGCAGAAGGAAAGTGGCATTGGGTAACAGGTCCTGAAAAAGGTCAAAACTTTTCAAATGGAAATACACCAAGTACAACCTTAGTATCGGGTATGTATCATAAATGGGCGGGTGGAGAACCAAATGGTACCTCGGAAGCGTTTGGACAATTCTATTCATCAAATAATGGTCAATGGAATGACTTAGCAAATAGTAATCTACCGGGTTATATTTGTGAGTATGGTGATATGCCAGGTGATATAACAACGAGTACAACTATATTAACAAGAAATATTGAGGTTAGTAACTCTTCAAGTGGTTACATAAGTGGTGGTAATGTTAATGTATGTTCGGGAAGTAATAGTACAACATTAACATTAAATAATTTAACAGGTAGTGTTGTTAGATGGGAATCATCTTTCGATAACTTTTTTACTGCGGGAACAACTATCACAAGTACATCAACAAGTATAACGGTAACCAATTTAACGAAGACAACATATTACCGAGCAATTGTGAATTCATCAAGTCCTGTTAGTTGTTCGGGATTGGCAACCTCAAGTGTTTATGTTACAGTAAAACCAACTAAATCGGGTACGGTATTTGCAGCAAACAATTCTATATGTGCTGGTGGTCAAGTTGAATTGACATTATCAGGTCAACAGGGTAATGTAAATAAATGGCAACGCTCAACGGACAATGTGAATTGGACTAACATCTCTAACACAACAACAAGTTTAACAGAAACGATTAGTTCCGCTGGTACATATTACTACCGTGTTGAGGTACAAACACCGAGTTGTGGTAGTGCGGTTAACTCAAGCTCAAAAACAATTACGGTAACATCGGGAACACCTCCTGTTGGTGGTGGTGTGTCATCCTCAACTCACACGAGCACAACAAACTCAGGTACATTGACATTAAGTAGTTATACAGGAACAATTGTTAAATGGCAAAGGTCTACTAATGACGGTGTCAACTGGACAGATATAACAAATACAGCATCAACATATAGTTATACCAATATTACCTCAAAAACATTATTCAGAGCACAATTACAAAGTGGTACATGTGGATTCGCATATAGTAGTAATGGTACGGTGTCAATTATAACAGAAACAATTAGTGGTACAATTACAATCCCATCTGGACTATCTACGAGACCACAGGTTAAATTATATTTGGTTGTAGGTACTACGGAGACATTATTACAAACTGTGACCGTTGGGGTGACCGGAACATTTACATTAAATCCAACCACATATAATTCTACATATAAAGTAGTACCCTCATATACAGGGGTGGTAAACAATACAGATTTTAATTTGGTCTTTAGTGAATCTCAAAATGAAAATGTACCAACTTTATTAAGTCCAGGTTTAGTTTTAACAAGTGGACAAAAAATGAAGAGTGGTGATATTAATGAAGACGGAATGATTACAATATCAGATGCGTATCTTCTCGGTGCAAGTTTAACCGGTTTAGTTCCATATAATGAGGTATTTTGGTATACTGCATCGAATTTTAATTCTATGACAATTTCAAATTTTAACTCATTTACTCCCGTAGATTATTTTGTAATAAATTTTACAACAACCTCGGTGATATTGAATATCAAATATATTGTTAAAGGTGACGCTGATTTATCGTCATCATCAAATTAAATTGAGGATAATTCAAGATACAAATTGTGAATTTCCCCACAAGTTTCATAATCTTCAACACTTTCAAAATATGGTATTAAATCTCTAATTAGAACTATAATTTCTTGTCTACTAAATTTTAATTCCGTTTCCCAATCTAAATCCATTATTTTAGCTGATAAAACTAAAATTAAATTATTTTTATCTTTGTTTTTAAGATTACCAAAAAGATTTATTATGTTCTTATAGATTTTAACTTTATTGATATCATAAAAATCTGTAAATCCCGAATATTTTCCTTTAATGTTCAATTTTTTAATTGAAATCTCATTATTTTTTGTAGTCATGGTTTGTTTAATTATTTTTCAACAGTATGTTCAATTTGAACTCTAATACAATTTTGAGGTAAGTGATTGATGTGTCTAAAATTATTTATGTATCCCATCATATTTCCACTACCTACAGCATTTGCTGAGTGTACAAAAACATCAACAACAGGTTTACCATCCATCCATTGTTCAACCAACCATTTGACACAATCCATACCAGTTTTTTCGGTAATATTATCATAGTTCAATGTATAGTTATGATAAACATTTTTGTGCCATTCTTTCATTGCACTATCCCCTAAGTCATGGTCTAATGAAATCAATTCAATATTTTCTAACCCTATTTCGGTTATCTTATCTACAAATTCCTCATAGTTCCTAACAACCACCCATTCCCCTGGTAAAATTGGGGTACGAACATCATCTAGATAAATTCTTTTCTTCATTGTGTAGTTTTTTTTACTAATTCTCTTCATTTTTTTTAAATGGTTTTGAATACGATGGGTATATTAATTTCCAAATTTGTTCGGTATATTCTTTACCATCCAACATGTTAAATAATAAATTTGGGTGTTTATACATTTTTGCATAAGACGCAAATACTCCTCTGTTTTCAATACCGTGAACTCTGTTTATTATTTTGAATATCCATTGATATTCTTTATCTAATGTTTCAAATTGAGTTAACAATTCTTCTTTAGTTTGTTTAACCCAATCATAAAATTCATCGGGTACTTTATCAAGTATATCATCTAATGGTCTTCCATCTTTCAAATACTCCCATATATCTCGGTTAGATATGTTGGTTATAATTCGATGAAGACGAACATACTCCTCTCCTTTGATTTTCATACGAAAACCATTTTTAAAACGAATTACATACCCTTCTTTATCTTTTGATATCTCTTTTTTTAGTATATCATACCCCTCTCCCCAAGTTTTATATAGAGTAACGGTTTTGAAACCTAACGATTCATAATCTTGATTATGGATATTATATTCCTCTCCTGTGTTGGTTTGAATTACAGCTAGTAAAACTAACTTTTTTTCAAAACCATAATCTACAACGATTCTGTTTTCTGGATAAATTATTTCAAAAAGATATGTGCAATCAGATGGAAGGTATTTGTACTTATATTTTTTTAGTATCTCAAAACCAACTATTGATTGTGGTGATGTGAATGAACCTCTTGTTGATAATACCCATTCCCCTTGGTAATTGAATAATATACCCAAAGAACCATCCATTTTTTCGTAGACATCAAAATATTCATTTGGTATTTCTTCAGGTGTTAATTCTTCATAATTGAAGAACTTAGTGAATGGTCTTGCAACAATTTCACCTTTACTGTTAGTAACAAGACCACGACATTGCACAGTTATCTCATCCCACAATCTTTCATATTGAACTTTTGGTGAATAATTCCATATGGTTAAATCAAGAGTTGGGTGGATTTGTTTTTGTAACAAACCATCTTTGTGATATTGTTCTAATTTCTCAATCATTTTATAATTTTACCTCGAAACGGTTTTTCATTTGTAAAAGTTTTTCTTCTGGTACATTGTGTTCATTTACACCTTCGTGTCTATTTTCAACAATGATACTATGTACTCTATAACCGTATCTTTCGGCCATTTGGTAATATGATTCCATTTCCCACTCTTGAGTGAATGTGTTTGAAACCACGATTTTCATAACACTATTTTGCATAAGATGAGAACATCTTTGATGACAGTCATTGTGAGCCTCTTTTAATTTTGTTGCATCAAAATTATAATTACCACTCTCATCAACAAAATAATCGTCAGCGGACAAAGGTTTCAACTGATTGTTTGGCATATGTAAAATAACCCCACCCAAAGTTGTTTTACCCGAACCAGGTAAACCTCTTAATAATATTAAATCTTTTGTATATTCCATATCCATAATTATTTCAATTAAAAAAACAAGCTGTGGTGTCACAGTCAATACATTTAACTCACATTACCACATGTAGTAGTGAGCACTCGTTTAATTACTTAACAGAATCAGTTGATACCGCCGTAGAATCCATAACTGGAGCTACCGTAGTGTCAATAGAAACTGATGTTGAATCTGTTTTTCCTGTTTCTGTGGTTGATTCATTTGAACCACATGCACTCATCGAAATCATTGCGACAAATGCAAGAAAGTATGCATATTTTCTCATTACTCCACAAATATACGAAAAACTTTTGAAATAAAAAAATCCCCAACGAGTGGTTGGGGATTGAGGTCATTTTGTGGTTTCAACACCACAGACTAAAAAAACGAAAGGATTTCGGCAAAGATTTCCTATGTGTATAAATATAAATATATATCTTTTTTAGAAAATCTCAATATTTAATACTATTTTTTAAAAATTTTTATTTCTCCGTCTTTTATTTTCAAGGTAACATTAGTTTTTTCTTTAATTGTTCCCTTTAAAATTTCATCACTTAAAAAGTCTTCACAAAGGTTTTGAATGATTCTTTTAACTGGTCTTGCTCCATACTCCTCTTGGGTGTTAAGTTCAGCAATACGGGTAATAATCGTTTTATCAAAAGTAATGTTATAGTTCTTTTCTTTAAGTCTATTAACAAGTTTATTTAATTCAATTTGTATGATTTTATTCATGGTATCCTTATCCAATGAGTTGAATAAAATTACATCATCAATTCTATTTAAAAATTCAGGATTGAATTGTTGTTTTAGTGATTTTTGTATGATACTTTTTCTAACCTCATATTTTTGTGTCTCACTTGATTTTGTGTTAAAACCAACTCCACCACCAAAATCGGACACTTTTTTAGCTCCAATATTAGAAGTCATAATTATAATGGTATTTGTGAAGTTTATCTTTCTACCAAATGAATCGGTTAAATGTCCCTCATCAAGAATTTGAAGGAGAATATTAAACACATCTTTATGGGCTTTTTCAATCTCATCAAATAAAACCACAGAAAATGGGTTATTTTTAATTTTCTCAGTTAGTTGTCCACCCTCATCATAACCAACATATCCCGGAGGCGAACCGATTAATTTTGAAACATTATGTTTCTCCATAAATTCACTCATGTCAACTCTAACAACTTTTTCGGGGTCACCAAATAAAATTTCAGCAATTGATTTTGCAAGATATGTTTTACCAACACCCGTAGAACCTAAGAAGATAAAAGACCCAATAGGTTTATTTGCGTCCTTAATACCAACTCTATTTCTTTTAATAGCCTTTGAAATAATACCAATAGCGTCATCTTGACCAATTACCTTAGATTTCAACCTTTCATCAATTTTTAATAAATTTTCAGTTTCTCTACTATCCAATTTACTTATTGGAACACCAGTCATTTGAGATATTATTTCATATACATCATCAACACTAATTGGTATTTTATTGTCTTTTTGTTTTTCTAACCATTTAATTTTTTCATTGTCCAATTTAGCAATTATTTTTCTTTCCTCGTCCCTTAGTTTTGCTGCTTGTTCATAGTTTTGACTCTTTACTACTTGGATTTTTCTTTCTTTTATTTCATCCGATTCTTTCTTTAATTTTTCAATAGAATCAGGAATTTTTGTGTTTATTTTTTTATCCGAACCCAACTCATCCATTACATCAATTGCTTTATCTGGAAATTGTCTATCGGTTATATATCTATCAGATAATTTTACAATGGTTTCAACCACACCATCATCATAATGTACTTTATGGAAAGTTTCATATGAAGTTTTCAAGTTTTCTAAAATCTGAATAGTTTCATTTATTGTTGGTTCTTTTAAGATAATTTTTTGGAATCTTCTTACAAGAGCCCCGTCCTTTTCAATGTGTTTTTTAAACTCATCAAAAGTTGTTGCTCCAATACATTGCATCTCACCCCTCGCCAAAGCTGGTTTAAGTATATTCGCAGCATCCATTGCTCCACTTGCATTACCGGCACCAACCATTGTGTGTAATTCATCAATAAAAATAATAACATTTGGTTCATTTTGTAGTTCGTTTAAAATTGCTTTTATTCTCTCTTCAAATTGTCCTCTATACTTTGTTCCAGCCACCAATGATGTTAAATCAAGTGACATTATTCTTTTATCTAAAAGATTAGTGGGACAATCACCCTTTACTATCATTAATGCAAGTTTTTCAACTAATGCGGACTTACCCACACCAGCATCACCAACAATAACCGCATTATTTTTCTTTTTTCTAGAAAGAATTTGTGCAATTCGTTTAACTTCTTTGTCTCTCCCAATAACAGGGTCAATCTTACCTTCCTCGGCTAACTTATTTAGGTCTCTTGAAAAATTATCAAGAATTGGTGTAGTTGAACCTTTTTTGGTTCTTTTAGGGTTTGAAACCGGCCCATCTTCGAAAAAATCTACTGACATATTATTTATAATTTTGATAAAGATACTAAAATTTTATGTAAAAAACAAATGTTGAATACCATTTGATTCACAAGTATTCAACATTATTGGTTTTTTATTGTTTTTTGATATTTATATAAAAAAACAAATTATGAAAAAAATTATTCAATTAACAGAATCAGACCTAAAAAGGGTAATTAAAAAAATTTTAAATGAGGGTTGGCGTGATGATGATGATGATGATGACACAAAAGTATTAAAACGT